AAATAAGAAAACTGATAATGAATATTTTCCTCCTCTTAAAGAACCAAATATAATGACATATCTGGCTCAGGATTGGGTTGCACCAACACAATCATATAAAGATGCAATGATAGAATCAATGACTCAATTGGGAAAGTTGGGTGCTATCTTTATTGGATATAATGTTAAGTATGGAAATGCTATTGGGACATTAAAGAATGTTCCTGATGATCAAAAGTTAGAAACACCAGTAGCAGAAAACCTTATGGCAGGTCTTGCTATTGGTATGTCATTTGAAGGGTTCTTACCAGTTCTTTATTATGAAAGACATGACTTTATGATGGTTGCTGCTGATGCAATTATTAATCACATTGATAAGATAGAAAGAATATCTCATGGTGAGTTCAAATGTCCTATAATTATCAGAGCAGTTACTGCTGATGCTGGACCTTTCTATTCTGGTATTACACATTCTCAAGACTTCACTAGTGTCTTCAGAGAAGCTGTTAGTTTCCCAGTTCTAGATCCAGTCAATGGTGCAGGTGTTACTAGTTGTTTACTTGCTGCACGTAGAAGTGGTAAACCATGTATGATAATAGAGAGAAAGTCTAGGTATTGATGGAAAAGAAAATCCTAGTTATAGGTGACAGTTGTGTAGATTCATATGCATATTGTAAATCAACAAGATTAGCACCAGATAAACCTGTTCCAGTATTGGAAGTTTTAGATACTGTCAACACACCTGGTATGGCATACAATGTTTTTCGTAATGTAATATCACTAACAAGTTTTCCAAAAGGGATAGATCTTTTAACAAATGAAAGATATGAAGATGTTGTTAAAACAAGATATGTTGATGCATTTAGTAATCATATGTTTATGAGAGTTGACTCTGTAGTTAATATTGATAGAATAAAAGATAATAATATTAAAGATGGTTATGATACAGTGATCATTTCTGATTATGATAAAGGATTTTTAACCACAGAAGATATTGAGTACATATGTACCAATCATTCACAGGTGTTTTTAGATACTAAAAAGATTCTAGGTAACTGGGCAAATGCTGCTAGGTTTATTAAGATCAATAATCATGAATATGAAAGGTCTAAAGATTATTTCCAAAACATTAGTGTTCAAGATAGAGTAATCCAAACTATGGGATCAGAAGGATGTTATTACAATGGTAAACAATATCCTGTGGAGCAAGCAGAGGTTATGGATCTATCTGGAGCTGGTGATACATTTATGGCAGCACTAGCAGTCAAGTATACTGAGACAGGAGATATAGATTCTAGTATTACATATGCAAACTCTTGTGCATCAAGAGTCGTTAAAAAGAGAGGAACTACTGTAGCATGAGAAAAATTATTTTAACTGGATCTGATGGTTTCATAGGTAAATCATTTAAGAAAACTCTTAGTAAAACATGGGATGTAGTAGAAGTTGAGAAACATAATTGTTGGAGTTTCTTATTAACTTTTAAAGATTGGAATCAGGTTGATTTTATATGTCATCAAGGTGCAAACTCTTCAACAGTTGATAAAGATTTATTTGATATCTGGAAAACTAATACAGAGTTTAGTTTAAATTTATTTCAACTAGCAATAGAACATCAAATACCTGTGAAGTATGCATCATCAGCATCTGTATATGGAAATACAAATGATACAATGAATCCATTAAATTATTATGCTATTTCAAAATTGACTATTGATTACTGGGTTCAAGATCATATCAAAGAGTTTAAACATATTCAAGGGTTTAGATATTTTAATGTGTATGGTGATGGTGAAGATGAGAAAATAATTAGAGATCAATCTAGTCCAATTAGTAAATTCATATATCAAGCACAAACAAATGGAGTGATTAGAGTTTTTGAAAATTCTAAAACTTTCTTTAGAGATTTTGTTTGTGTGGATGACCTTTTAAATATCATGCTAGATAATACTAGAGAGTCTGGAATATATGATCTTGGTACAAGTAATCCAATATCATTTCTAGCAGTTGCAAATATTGTAGCAAAGTACTATAATGCACATGTGCAATACATACCTTTTCCTAAACATTTAGAAGGTAAGTATCAAACATACACAAAAGCAAAACCTGAGTGGGGTACTTATCACTTTAAAACAGTAGAGGATTATGTCAAAGATAGTGTGGACTAATGGATGTTTTGATCTATTACATCCAGGTCATATAGAACTTTTCAAAGTTGGCAAATCATTAGGAGATAAACTTATAGTAGGTTTAGATTCTGATGAAAGAGTTAGAGAAATGAAAGGTGACACAAGACCAATAAATACCTTTGAAGATAGGAAAGCAATTCTTGAAGCTATCAAATATATTGACCTTGTGTTAGAATTTGATAGTGAAAAAGAATTAGAAAATCTCATACAACTATACAAACCTGACATCTTAATTGATGGGGGTGATTGGAGGAATGCCAATGGAGTGGGTAGGCAATATGCGAAAGAGGTTAGATTCTTTGATAGAATCAAGGGGTGGAGTAGTACCAGAATTATCGAAAGATGCGCAGATGCAAGCTGGTGATCCAATAAAATTTGTCTCCAAAGGATGGGGTTATGAGAAATGGATTGCTAACAGTCCTAGTTATTGTGGTAAACTTCTTTTCATAGCAAAGGGTAAGAAATGCTCTTGGCATTATCATAAATTAAAAGATGAAGTCTTTTATGTTCAGAGTGGTGCTATTGAACTTGCATATGGGTGGAATGAAGATAAAAAATTATCTGCAACTGTTACTTTAATAAGAGGAGATAAATTTCATGTTCCCATTGGGTTGAAGCATCAGATGTTTGCTTTAAAAGATACTGAATTATTTGAGTTCTCAACTCAACATTTTGATTCAGATAGTAATAGAATAGAGAGAGGAGATTAGTATGAGATATTGTGTTGATATTGATGGAACTATTTGTACACCCACAGTAGGAAGAGGATATGAAAAAGCACAACCTTGGAGTGATAGGATATCAACTATCAATAAATTATATGATGAAGGAAATCATATAACATATTTTACTGCTAGGGGTATGGGTAGATTTAGTGATGATCCAGATGCAAGTGTAAAAGCATCTGCTCTATTGTTTGATCTTACAGAACAACAACTTAAAGATTGGGGTTGTAAATATAATGATTTGATATTAGGTAAACCTCATGCAGATATTTTTATAGATGATAAAGGAATACAGTGTGATGATTTTTTTAATGACAAATGAGAATTTTACTTACAGGACATAAAGGTTTTATTGGTAGTCATGTCTATGAGCATCTAACCAGAATAGGTTATGATGTAGATGGATTAGACAGACCAGATGACATAGGTGACTTTGCAGATGTTGGATGTGCTGATTATGATATTGTAATTCATCTTGCTGCATATGCTGCTCTTAGAGACAGTATTGAAAATCCAAATAAGTTTTGGGAGAACAATGTTGAAAAATCAAAACCCATATTTGATTATTGTAGAAAGTATGATATTCGCTTGTTGTATGCAAGCTCTGCTGGTGCACATGGTTGGTGGCAGAATCCCTACGCAATAACAAAGAAGGTGAATGAAATACAAGCACCACCTAATAGTGTTGGTATGAGATTCTTTAATGTTTGGGCAGAGAAGGATAGTAGAGAGGATATGCTTTATAGAATGCTACAGGATAACACAGCACAATATCTAACAAGACATAAGAGAGATTGGATTCATGTGCATGATATTGCAAGAGCAATCTGTTACTTGATACCAGATAAGTTTAGAGGCGTGTTAGATATAGGAACAGGAAAGAATTATTCTGTCTTAGAGTTAGCCATGAGAATGGGTAAGAGTGATCTTCCTATTTTAGAAGACACACCATCTGAACCAGATGAATTGTGTGCTGACATTGCCCAATTGACAAAACTAGGATGGTTCCCTACAATAGATATAATGGATTTGCTACATGGATAGAAATAAAGCAGCCTTTAAATTAAACAACTTTGGTCCTGTATATTATCTTAATCTGGATGAACAACCAGAGAGAAAGATTTATATGGAAGCTCAGTTTAAGTATTGGCAGATAGAAAACTACACAAGAATATCTGCATATGATGGTAGAGAAGATGACCTTAGTGATATTATAAAAGGTAGATATCCTGATCATATGTCAAGTGGTGAGGTTGGTTGCACAACTTCTCATCTCAAAGCAATTAGACATTGGTTAGATACATCTGATAGTCCATATGCAGTCATCATGGAAGATGATTGTAGTTTAGATTTAGTAAGTTATTGGAATTTTACTTGGAATGATTTTTATGCCAAGGTTCCTTATGACTGGGATGTAGTTCAGATTGCTGTTATATGCACAGGTGATGTCAATATCAAAATTCATAAAAGATTTGTAAATGAGTTCTCTACTGCTTGTTATATCATTACAAGACATCATGCAGAGAAGATGATGAAACTTCATTGGAGAGGTAAAGATAAGTATAGATTGGATAATGGTGTAAGACCTAGAGCAGTTGCTGATGATCTTCTATACAATTCTGGTAACACATATACTATACCTCTTCTTCTTTATAAGTTAGAACTAGGTTCTTCTATACATCCAGTTCATGTTGATGTATTCCACAAGGGTAATTATGATGCTCAGTTTGCTTATTGGAGTCAGAATGGTGCACAAACTAATATAGATCATCTTATGGATTATGATCCTTATCTTGGTAGGGTAGTGGAATCCTCACTCAATGAACCACAAAAAACTTGACAATATGTTAAGAATCAGATATAGTGTAACTGGCACATGTGACAGTTCACATAAATAACATTATACAAAGGACTCGAAAGATCGTAACCCTACGTAGATGTAAAAAGTTTTCCATGTCGGGAAAACTATCATCCGCAGGGTTTTTTTAATGCCCATGCGAGACAATAACAAATCAAATGATTAAATCAACAATAGCTGCAATAGCAGCAACTCCTCTTCTAGTATCTGGTGCAGCTTTTGCTGGTCCATATGTCAATTTAGAAGCAACTGGTTCATACCCTGATGGCACATATACATCTGGTGGATTAGAAGCAGTAGTTGGATATGAAGGATCTACTGAAGGTGGACTTGGTTGGTATGTATCTGGTGGTCCTACAGTGACTCACACAGAAACTGCTGATGAGTTTGGTGATGTAGAATTTGTAGGATACCTTGGTGGTTCTTATGATAAGTTCTATGGTGAAATCTCTGGTGTAACAAATACTAGTGATGACATTGACTTCTCTGCTAAAGCAGGTGTTAAGTTCACTTTCTAAATAACCTTGAGACCTTATCGTGCGGTCTCTGCAAAAGGAACAAACCCAAAACTCTCTACATAGTGGAGAGTTTTTTTTATGCCATGATAAAGGTATTGACACATCCAGTCACCATCTTCAACCTTATATTAGTAGGAACATTCATATTCATAGAGACACTGCATATAAACTTTCATTTACAATCTAATCCAGAATGTGTAGAAACTGTTACATAAATTTAATTTATAGTCCATATAAGGTTTAATTATTGATGTTTTAATATCCAAATGTTAAGAAACTTGACAAAGTTTTATATTTCCTATATAATATAGTCACATAACTTAATAAATCAATGACAGTAACAACTGAATCTGGTGGTAGACAAAATATCTACTCTGTAGAACCAACACCTTATGTTGATGAGAAGGTGTCTTATGAGGGATATCCTCAGAATGCAGAAAAAGTCAATGGTCGTTGGGCTATGATTGGTTTTGTTGCACTTCTAGGTGCATACATCACAACAGGTCAAATTATTCCTGGTATATTTTAATGACATCATCAAACAAAACACTTCCAAATTTTTGGAAAGAAGCAGAGCAAATCAATGGCAGACTTGCCATGATGGGATTCTTTGCACTCATAGTTAACTATGGTTTAACAGGATGGATCATTCCAGGTCTATTCTAAAGAATGAAAATTAATTCACAATTCACAATTACTAAAGAGGAAAAACTCATGACTCCAGAAGCAGAAAGATTTAATGGTTGGGCAGCAATGCTAGGATTCGTAGCAGCAGTTGGTGCTTATGCTACAACAGGCAACATTATTCCAGGTATATTCTAATGACAAATAAAACAGAAACAAGAACAATTGAAAAGGAAAAGTTTTTTGCAGAGAAGCTTAATGGCAGATTTGCAATGCTAGGCATCATAGCAGGTCTAGGTGCTTACCTAACAACAGGACAAATCATTCCAGGTTTCGTCTAATGAACAATAAAGATATCTTCGAGAGAGCAATCGGTAGACCAGCAATGTTCGCATTCGTTCTATTCGGTGGCATCTACTTAGCAAC